ACAATCTCGGCCTCACCCGACGAGAGGTCGTAGCCGAGACTCCAGCGGAACGAGACAACGTTGGTGAGCGTGGTGCCGTTGAAGCTGACTGCATAACTGAGGTTCCGAACAGTGCCAGCCATCTAGGCATCAGTGATCAGAAAGTCAGCCGTGGCCTTCGTCTGACCGTCAGGCATTGGCGCCGGACGATTCACAGACATGAGCACAGCCTGATGCGTGTCGAGGCCATCAATCGCGAGCGTTCCCTGCTGGCCGACCGCGACATTGGCCTGCCCCCATGCAGTCGAGTTCGCCAGCACCATGCCAACCGTAAGCGTCAGCGGTCCACGTCCAGCGAGGTCAACGTAGAAGGCGTCAGCGCCCGGAATGTCCTGTACCTGTGCCCGCGCCTCGCGCTTCTCGCTCATGTTCGAGCCGTCAGCAGTGAACGTCACCGTAACCGAGCTAGTGGCGAACGTAGACACTTAGAACGGCACTCCTGGCAGCGCTGGCGACGGTGGCACCACCGATTGCGACTCGGCCTCAATCATGGCATTGATCACGGCGTTTTGTACCTGCTCCGCGAACCGCTCGCCCATTGTCTCGTCTAGCAGTGCCGGGTTATTGATGTTCACGATCACGTTATTCGCCGTGCCAGGCCCGCCCGCAGCGATGCCTGCCGACGTGCCCTGCAACGCTAGCTCGCCCTTCCGGATAAGGTCGTTCAGATCCTTGCCACCGAAGGCATCCGTCCACGTACCCTGTGTAGCGAGTGCGCCGATCCGCTCGGCAATACCGCCGAGGAACCGAAGGAAGTCTACCAGCGGCTGGATCGTAAAGTTCTCGCTAATCCATTGCCCAACTTGGCGAAAGACCCGCTCAGCCACCGTAGCAATGAACGTAAAGACAGTGAGAAACACTGACCACAACCGCCCTACAGCAGCCGTAATGCTATCAAAGTGCGTGATAACTCCAGCGATAGCTGGCCCAATGACAGGTATTGCCGAGATCATGTCCAGCCAATGGGTCTTGATGAAGTCCACTACCGCAGCAGTCTTGCCCTGTATGTCACCAAAGTTCGTGATCCACGCTGTAGCGAGCGCGGCGACCGCGAGTAGCACCAGCCCTATCGGTGAAAGCAACGCACCGATTGCGCCAACCATCAAGCCCAATGCCAGCAGTGCCGGGCCGAGCGCGGCAGCAACACCACCGAACGCTATGATGGCTTCCTGCTGCGCTGGCGAGAGCGACCTCCACTTCGCCTCTAGCCCTTCAAGCCCAGGCACCACGCTGTTGTTCACGAAGTCAATCGCGCCCTGCATGCGCGTCTTGAAGTCGTCCCAATCCCGCAGGATGCCCGCCTCTAGCCGGTTCTGCATGAGCTTCAACTGATTATTCGTGGCTGACATCGCCTTGGTTACTTCTTCGCTGAGTGCCGTGTTCTCGTTCCACGCCTGATTAGCGATAGTTGTGCCGCGTTCGAGCGAGTCCTGCGATGCAGACAAGTCGAGTAATGTCTCGCGCAATCTGGCCTCTTTGATGTTCAGATCGTCCAGTGCGCTAACTACGCCTGCCGGTCCCTGCTCACCTCGAATGCGCTGCAACCCCTTGATAACCGAAGTAAACGCCTGCGCCGGGTCGGTGTTGACGAGGTTCGCGAACTCGCTTTGACTCGTGCCGGTGACCTTCGCCAGACCAGCGAGCGTGAGCGTTGTCTCGTCACCCGTCTTGGCAACCTGGCTCATCTTCGTATTCGCACCGTCGATCTCGCGCTGATACTTGGCAATCGCTAGCTCGTTCGCCTTGACCACGGATGCAGGCGTGTTGCGGCCAAACTCCTTCTGCCGCAGTACTGCGACCTCCAGACTGCCACTCAGATCTAGGATGCGGTCTTGTAGGTCGCGCACCTTGCTCGCCGCTTCGCTCGTAGCATCGCTGCTCTGGTTAGCCGCAGCGGTCATCTCCACGAAGAACTTGGAGATAGCCGTACCGCCTTCCTCAGCGCGAATGCCGACCTCCGCGAGCGCGGCAGAGATGCCGAGAATGTCGCGCGGGTCAACGCCGAGGGACGATAACGTACCTGCCAACCGACGCGCTAGCTGAGTAATGTCGCCTTCTGTACCGCCCATCTTGTTGCCGAGCGCGGTCAGTGCTGATGCGAAGTTCGCAGCCGCTTCAGGCGCCTGATGGGTCAGGGTAAGGAACCTGCCAACATCGTCGGCTAGTTGATCGACCGGCAAGCCGGTCGTAACGCCCAGGCCGGCAATAGCAGCCGTAAACGCTCTGAGTTGCGGCGCACCTTCAATGCCCAATTGGCCTGCAACAGCGGCAATCTGCGCGAGTTCAGCCGCTGACTTCCCGCCACCTTCGATGGACGTACTCAGATCAATAAGCTGAGTACGCAACACGCCGAAGTCGGTATTATCAACCGTCTTTTGAACTGCGGTAAACGCCTCGTCAAAGTCTGAGCCGACCTTGAACACCGTGCCCACGCCGGCCACAATCGGCGCAGTGATTGCTAGCGACAACGCCCGACCCGAGCGTGTCAGGCCCGCGCCAACCCGCTGCAACGCCCCCGGTAGCGTGTTCAGCGAGTTGACGGCACCGCTTACATCGGCGCCGACCGTGACGAATAGCTCGGCTATCGGGACAGGCATTGCTTAGCCTTGTGCCGCTGGCCTCGACGCGAGCGAGAGCTTCCGCGCGGCTGAACGGCTCTGCGCCCGCTTCTGCGCCTGCTCGCGGTCATGCGCCTCTAGCTGGAGGAACGCAATCCAGTGCGCGAACTCGTTACCGCTCATTCGGCCAACCATCTCGGCGTGCGTCATCTTCAGTTCCCGCGCTAGCTGAAACTCCATCCTGAGCATCGGATTCTGCCTCAGTGCTTTTGGTGGCCTCCTTGAGCGAAGCTTCCGTCAGCCCGGAGGAATCCATCACCGCTTTGAGGATGGTCGAGATAGCCGCCATGCTCTTATCTTGAAGCCTGCCGTAGTCGGCCATCGTAAACTTTGGCTCGACTACGCCTTCTACGAACAGCAGCGCTTCGAGCAAGTCGTTGTCCATCTCCTGCTGACCGTTGAGCGGGTTGCGCCGCATGGCACGCTTACGTAGCTCGCTCGCCTGCTTCTGGCTGAGCGTGCGAATGACCACGCCCGCGCCATCTCCCCACTGCGGCACCGCGACCTCGCGCTCTTCAATGTCGCTCGCCGCCCAGATCTGCTCGGCAGTCAGGATGCGTAGCTTTCTTGTGTTCTCCATGCGGCCTCCTTCAGGCGGGATGGCGTATTGACGCCGCTCTAGGCGTCTGTAACGGTTCCGACAATAGCCAGTTCAGCAGTCCACGTCGCCGTGTCGTCGCCCGGCGTATCGATCTCATAGGACGAGACATACACCTGGCAACCAATGGCGCGAGTGCCTGCACCTGAACCAGACGGGCGGTAGACCACCGTTTGAAGCGCTGGCGTGGCCGCTAGCATCATTGCCGAGAGCGTGCCGTCTACTGTCGGGTCGTAGGCACCTTCAAGGCTGATGGTCCCGCCATACGGTCCCACGAGCTTGCTAATCGCTGCGCCGCCAATCGGGTTGATATCGTTCACGTCGCGTTCAAGGCTGATGTTGACCGATGTGGTGTACGCGCTGATATCGGTGCCGCCGATACTGAACGTCGCAATGTTGCCTGAGCTAAAGGCCATTAGACTCGACCCCTTCCTGTGAGGATCGAGCGGGCGTGGTTAGCGGCGGCTCGTTGCTTAGCGGAGCTTCCCCAGGAAGCGCGGCACCAAGAGTTGTAGCACTGCCCCTCGGCAGACCCCATCTGTACTCGATAGCGCGAACAACTAACAATAACCCTCGCCTCACCTCAGCCCAAAATTGACGGTCGTTCATAGGTCGGCTGGCTGGTACTGAATGCGATAAAACCCACCGAGGTAGACCACCGGCTTGCCGAACTCTTCATCCTTGCGTTGGTGCGGCTGCTCGCGGATGCACGAAGCGATGCGTATGTCGCGCACCAGCACACCGTTATCAGGCACGCTCAGCAAGTCGTCCAATCGGTCTGCCAATGGTTCGATGGCATCGTACGAGGAACCATCAGCCGCCGCGCGGATCAGGTAGAGCGCATTGGTCAGCCGACTCGTGCGGGTTCGCACCCGGTCAGAGCCGCCCAGGTAGCTGTAGATCACCATTGGTGAGATGGTGCCCTGCGGCGCAAAGTCAACGAATACCCGTCCGCCCACGGCATTCGAGAGCGCTGCATCCCCAAAGAATCGGGTGTACAGCCATTGGTTGACTCGCGAAAGGTCTGCACTCATCAGTCCGCTATGTGACTCATGGTGTTGACGAACACGTCGCGCATCGGCTCGACCGAAGGCGTCAGGAATGGCTGCGGCCCCATGAAGCGCGTGCCGTACTCCTGATAGACGCCGTGAGCGGCAGCAACACCTACGACAGCGCTGTAGCCCTGGTCGCTACTGCCGAACAGGGTGATGGAGAACTCGGGCCGGATCTCTTCGAGAATGATCACGTCGCGGTTTACGTTCCGCGCCCGACCAGTCCGCGCCGCGTAGTCGCTCTGCTCGCCGTTGTTGACATAAATACTCTCGGCTAGCGAGGTCGTATCCTTCGGCGCCATCTGCGAAGCTCGC